CATCAATATTGTGAACTACTGGGTACGTGTGCTTATTGACAGTAATGACATCCTAGTAGATACTTCTGGGATGCTTTCAGTTGATCAAAAGTTCTTAGGATAATAAGGAGAAAACGAAATGACTGCAAATATTTTTGGTGAAAGATTTTTCGGACATCGTGAACCGGCATGGCATGGTCTTGGTACAGTTCTTGATGAGGAACTGTCAGTAACTGCTGCCTTCACGAAAGTGGGACTGAATTATGAAGTTCTGAAAGTCCCACTCGTCGCAAACCTGCAAGTTGGTGAAGCTGCTTTTATGCCTCTCCCTACTGATAAGTTCGCGATTGTGCGTAACCCAACTCCTGATGACGAACAGCATCGTATCTTCGGCATCTGCTCTGGTGATTATGAGATCGTTCAGAACTCAGAAGTTGCCAGACTTTTGGATCCTCTGGCTGAGTCTTGGAGTACTGAGACAGTTGGAGCTATCGATAACGGTAAGACCATCTTTGTCACCCTCGATGCCGGTGCAGCTTCTATAAAAGCCAAGAACGGTAAGACTGACACCATTGCTAAGTACTTCCTTATTACTGAGACCAAGGATGGTGGCAGTGCTATGAAGTTTGCCTTCACACCTGTACGTGTTGTTTGCCAGAATACTCTGGTTACTGGTCTAAAGGCTGCTGTTGTGTCTTCGAACCTTACCCACCGGATTGGTCTCAGGAATGAGATGGAGTGGCGTTTGAGACTGATTGCCAGTATGGCAAAGGCAGAGAATGTTGTTCTCGAGAATATGCAACGTATGGCAAAGATTGTGCTAGATGACTCTGATCTTGTGGAAATCATTGATGCAGCTTATCCTACTCCAAAGAAATCCAACAAGGTTGCTATGCTTGAGAGTTTCGAGAATCCTGAACAGGAACTCTCTGAATACACTGAATTGTTGAGCGAACTTACCGAAGCTCAAGCAGGTTTTGAATACTGGGCAAATCGAGCACAGATATTTCGCACCAGTGCTCTTGACCTCTTCAAGAAGTTCAACGATGAACAGCCGGCATTCGCAAATACTCCTTGGGCAGCTTACAATGCTGTTGTGGAAACTGAAGACTACCGTTCTGGTAAGGCATCTATGGTTGAATCAACTCTGTGGGGTGCCAGAGCAGCAGCTAAGAAACGTGCCTTTGCCAAAGCAATGGAATTAGTAGGATAATACCGATCTGTGTTAATGAATAAGACCTGAGAAATCAGGTCTTATTTTATTTACTTCCCAGTATTACGTCGAGATGTTCTCTTCTTAGGTTCCTCAACAGGTGGAGTTGGAGCAGGTGCTGGCTTCTTCTGCACAGGTTGTTTAACCTTACCACGTTTCATATTATTTATGACCATAATTATCTCCTTTATACAAATATACCTCAACAAGTTGTATTACTTGGAGAATTATTATGGCAGAACTACTTGACTTGAAAAAACTCACAAATGAGGAACTTGTCGTACACCTCAAAGAAGTTGTTTGGAGAGGTGGATGGGATAAGACTATCAAGGAAATCGAACGTCGGCTCAAGAAGTTGACAGAGTTGGAGAATAATGTTAGAGATTCTTGAACTTATGCATATAGGATTCTTCATATATCTAAAAGATAGAACCATTTCGAACTCAGATAAGATACGTGAAATGGAAGATATGAAGATTCAGTGTGATAATGCTATAAAGATTATGTTAGGTAATGGTACAATTACCTCTTCTCACTTAGCTAATTGTCTTGACGAACAAATTGTTGAAGAATGTAAAGATAAAATAATTGATGTACAACGTCTAGATAAGAAAGTCGAATGTAGAAAATGTTATCATCAATTTTGGATAGACAATGTGATACCTTTGAAACTTGCATGGTGTCCAAATTGTAATAGTACTAACTTACAATTAGCTAAAATTTATGGAAAGCCTGTTAGGATAACAAGAACTTACATAAAATTTGAGGAGAATGATGACAAAACACGGCTCATTTGAAGATTGGCAGAAGACTGTACAAGAACAAAACTGTGCTCCTGACAGAGACACAATTGACAGGATAATGAAAGCATGGGAATCTGACAGAACTCATCTCAAGAATGAACTTGCAGATAAGGATAAAACATTTGATGATATCCTCAATTACGGTTGGGGACTTCTTTATCCAGGCAAGACAGACTGGGAATATCCTGGTCAGGTAATAAATCATCTGTGGGCAGAAGTTGAGATACAAAGGAAGAAAGTTGTCGAAGCCGTTGCAGTTGAGATACATAAATATTACCCAACTATTAAGTTACTTGAAGAATGTGGTTTAGGTAATACTGGACATGGCAATACTTTTGAAGGTATGATCAAAGAACTCATTGAGAAGTGGATACTAGCATCACAAGGTAAACTCCCCGAGCCTACAGTCACAGGGATTGACCTTGCCCTGCATAGCGACGTTACAGTGCTCTCAGTAGTACACCCAAACTCTAATGGAAGTAGTGTTGTCGACAAGATTGAGGGAATATGATACCAGTCAGATTACAAATTGTAGGATTTCTATCCTATCATAATCCTGTGGATATCGATTTCACAGGATTTGACATAGCCTGTATCTCAGGTTCAAATGGTGCAGGTAAGTCCTCACTTCTTGATGCCATCACCTGGGTTCTGTTTGGAGAAGCTCGTCGACATGATGATGCTGTGATTAATCAACGTACACAAAGAGAGAATAAACATGCCAAGGTTACATTAGACTTTGAGTATGAAGATTCTCTGTATCGTGTACAACGCAGTAAACAAAAAGACAAGACAACTACGCTTGATTTCTACATAAACATAAAGGACGATAGGTGGAAATCCTTAACAATGTCTTCACTACGTAGTACAGAAGAGTACATTCAGCAGACCTTACGTCTCGATTACGAGACCTTTGTGAATGCCTCATTCTTCCTGCAGGGTAAAGCTGATATGTTTGCACAGCAGAAGCCATCTGATCGCAAACGTATTCTCTCCAACATACTCAGACTTGATGTCTGGGAAGAGTATAAGGAAGAAACTACCATTCGTCGTCGAGTGAGCGAGAGTTCTCTAACTGTTTGTGAGAACATGTTGTCAAGTATCAATGAGACACTTGGTGAAGAATATGAACGTAGAACAACTCTCAATAATCTTATTGAAGAACAAGGTGAAGCATACAAATTACTGAATGCTAATAAGAAGATTCTTGACAAACAACAACTTATTGCTAGTCAGTATGAGGCTGAGAAAGTTCGACTCAATAAATTGATCTCGGAAATAAACGACTTACAATACAGTATTGGAGAAAAGTTAGGGCAATTAGAAGATCGTAAATCAGAACAAGACGAATATTCACTTCTCTTGAAGCATGAGTATGAGACTAAAGCAGGTTATAAAGAATTTCAAGAATATCAAGGAGCATTGGAAGATTACAATGCAGCAGCTGTATTATACCATAAATATTCAGCTGAGAGAGATGTTACTCTGTCTCAGATAGAATCAATACGTAAGATACTCCAGAACAATATAGATAATCTTACTGTGAGAGAATCTGAAGTTGTAGATTTAGAACAGCATTGTAATATACTTTCTAAACAAATCGCTGGTTATCAAGACACAATAATTACCAAAGAAGAAGAAGAACTCAAGGTAAGAACAAAACTTGAAAAGGAATTACAAGAACTTGAGGCAAAGAAACTAAAGAACGAAACAGAATCCACACAATTCCAGAAGTACATAGATGAACTTACTACAAAGATTGAAACTCTTAAAGAGTCTAAGGAAGCTACATGTCCTACATGTGAGAAATCTCTAAATGATTCAGAGAAGAAGCATATTATCCACAGTACAGAAGAGAATCTTCTATGGTATGCTAATGCTCTCAAAGAACATAAAACTGCTTATGCCGGTTATGTCGCACAAATTAGAGAAATTGAAGAGAAACTTTTGACTGCTGAGGATAAGAATGTTACTCTTGTGATGTATCGTAAGAATCTAGACATCACTTCTGAGAAGTTAAGGAAATCTCAAGAAGAACTCGAACAATGGCAATCAGATGGTGCTTTTATACTGAAAAATCTAAGACTTGAATTAGAGAATGAAGAATATGCACAAGAAGAGAACAAAGAATTAGATAAGATTACTAACAAGATAAATGATCTTGAGTATGATGAAGATTCACACCAACTTATAAAACTAAATTTCGAAGAATTTAAGCACTTCCAAGATGATGTGAATAAATTAGAGCAAGCTAAATCTGCACTTGCTCCTATCGAACGTGAGGTCAAGAATCTTGAGAAGACTATTGCAAAAGATAAAGAATTTCTTGAGCAACGTAAGTCAGAGGGTACACTCATTAAGGACAAATTAGCAGAATTTGCTAATAATCAAGACTTTGCAGAGATTGAACTTAATTACAAAGAGTCTCAAGATAAAGTTGATGAGTTACTCAGACAAATTGGTTATGCTAAAAGTCAAGTGGACATGCTTGAAGAGTTGAAGACTAAGAAGACAGTTGAACAAACTAACAGAGAGAAGATTTTAGCTAAGATTGCCCAACTCAAGATTCTCGAGAAAGCATTTGGTAAGGATGGCATTCCCACACTGCTGATTGAGCAAGCTCTTCCTGACATCGAAGCACATGCCAACGAGGTACTTGACCGTTTGAGCAATGGTACTATGCAGTTGAGTTTCGAGACACAGAGAGACTTCAAGGATGTCAATCGCAAAGACCGTAAGGAAACTCTGGATATTATGATAAGTTCCTCATCAGAAGAACGTGCATACGAGCTTCTGTCTGGTGGTGAAGCATTCAGGATAAACTTCGCTATACGTCTTGCCTTGAGTCATATCCTGGCAAACCGATCCGGTGCTCGGCTTAGTACTCTAGTGATTGACGAGGGCTTCGGTAGCCAAGATGCAGAGGGTAGGCAGCGTCTTATTGAAGCCATCAACTCAGTTCGAGAGGACTTCTCTAAAATACTTGTTATTACACACTTGGAAGAGTTGAAAGATGCCTTCTCGACACGAATCGAAGTAAGTAAACATACAAATGGATCTCAAGTTCAGGTGGTTTTAGCATGAAGAATAAACAACGTGTAAAATGCTCTGTATGTGGTAGGATTTATGTAGGTTATACTCCTAAAAGTGGAGATGGTACTACTTTATATCCTAGGATGCATTATGGAAGATTTATACCATACATGACTGTAGAGGTTGTTAACATGATAAATAATAAGCAGTATTGTAATGGATCATTTCGAGAGGGAATACCACTAGATTAGCATAACACAATCGTTCAAGGACACAATTAGACCGTGCTAATGACTCTCACAGAGCAGCACGGTCTATTATACAGCAAATCGCAAAATCAAGTCACATTCATGAACTTTTGAAGGTTTTAACGTCTTTTAGGACGAGATACACGTGTTTTGCCGACAATTCTACCACTTGTATGTGTAAATTTGTAGTCCTTTGCCATCCTGTTGAATGCTTCTTGTGCTATGTCAGCAAACTCATGCATTATGCATACGCATACACATGGACGTTCAGGATTCACCTGACTAGAAGTTTGCTTAATACCTGTACCTTGACACCACTTGCAGTCAGGATTTGGCTCATAGATGACCTTCCACTTAGGGAACTTTGCCTGAATCTCATCTTTAGTCATTGCTATCTCTCCAATGTGCAAGTGGATTAGTCGTCTCTTTGCAATCTCTTGAAATTAGATCAGTAGCCATCAAAATCCAATTCTCATCCAAATTAAGAGTTTTACCACACTGCTTACAAACTGCAGTAGTGCCAACTACGTATGGATCATGGAATCTCAGTTTAGCAGCTATCACCAAAGCTCGCCACATATTCATCTTATTACCAGTAAATGCCTTCAATCTAACACCTACTTCTGTTGTCATTGGGTCACAATCTCGTAGGTTTGTTCAAAGATATCAGGTTTGCAAGGATAAATTTCACCTTGTACACCTTGGATTATGTAATCCCCAACTGCTACAAGAACAATCCCATGACCAGTCTCAACATAAAGATTGTGTTCAACACCCTCATCAATGAATTTAGCAACACCAGACTTCAGAGCTTCAACTATCCACTCAGGATCTTCAGTCTGATCTGGACCACCAGTCCATTTGAATGCTTCAACAATAACAGGTTTCTTACGATATTTCATCTCTTCTCCAATTCTGGGAAGAGATGATAAGTTGCTATCGTCTTCCCATTCTCATTCATAACAAATACATGACCATCAAGAACTTCTTGACCATCCTTATCAGAGTGTACATTCTTGAAGTACATGACTCTCCTCTTACCATCATTAGACTCTTCTGCTGTGTATAAGGTAACAACTTCAGCTTCTTCGACAATTTCATGTCCCTTATTACTAACAACTCTTACGGTCAACATAATCTTCTCCTTAGTCTACTAATGCTTCTTCTGAATAATACAACTTGTAAACAAAAACTCCCCGATTGACCGTATCGGGGAGTCTGTGAAGCTGATGCAGCTGATCGTTTATTTCCTAGTATAGTTCACACGTACTGAATTGAGCACTTTCATAGGCACACTCCTTATGAATATTGAACAATTGGCTGATCAGATAATACAACTTGTTACGGCTGAATCTCTTCAACGTCAGGATTCTCGTCGTAAGGTAGGTCAGGATCTTCTTCCGGAGCTTCTTCTTTGTCGAAGTCATCAACTTCTTCACCAAAGGGATTCGTCTCTTCATTGTCCGGATTGGGATCAAGTACTTTACAATCCATATCAACGTCAGCTGCTTCAGTGATGGCAGCATCAAAGTCAGCGTACGTGACGTCACCAGTGTTCTTCTTACTCAGAATACCCCATGCTTTGTTAATTTCCGATTGTTTTATCATATTTATACTCCTTTCATAAAGGAACTTGTAAACATAAACTTCCTGAGGAGTCGTATCAACAGCTCTACTCAGGAAGTTTATTATGATAGATGCTGGTGCCTCTCTAGGTCATTCTCTTGTCCTGCTGGACACGATTCAGGTCTGTACGTCCACCTAACAGCATCACCAGTTAATACAACTTGTAAAAGAGAAGTCCCTGAGCAGCTGACTCAGGGACTCTTGTTCGGAATCCTGGAGCGGTGGATGACAGGTTTTACGGATGAGTTGCGTTCCACTGACACATGGTCCGATATTATCCCTGCCTATAACTTTCTCCAGTCGTGATTCCAACTAATACAACTTGTCAACGAAAAGTCCTGGTCGGTTCTTCCGACTCAGGACTTTCGCACGTGTAAAGTAGCATAAGTTCATGGAATGGTGTAACTGTGAGGGTTAGGAAGTCCATTCTCCCGTACCTCTCTTACGGAAACACCTTATTGTTATGCCACTCTACACAATACAACTTGCTAACATAACATTTATATCACACACTGGAAAATCGCTCTTACAAGTTGTATTGAGTGGAGAAAATAAAATGAAACCTATAACAATGATCCAAACTTACGACGGTGCAATCCACACAGATGCAGAGAGTGCTAGCAAGCACTTGGATAAGCAGTACGGTGACATCATCCTCAAACTTACACATAAAATTTGCGACATCGTATTCGAGCAAGGACATCCTATCACCCTTGTCTCTGACTACATAGATGCAAATTTGAATGAGTTCGAGAAATTAAGAGTCATAAAGAATGATATGGAATATATAAAGAATGAGGAGACAGAAGAATGTTAAACACAGTATTAACAGATAAACTGAAAGCTCTCGTCAAAAATATAGACATAGGTGTAACAGTTGCAAATAATGGAGAAGTAATATATCTATTACCTTATGATAAGGATACTAGACTCATGACACTTGAAGGCACCACCGAAGAAGAGAAGATTGCTAGCTTCATCGAACAGATCAACTCAGGACTGGACACAATGATCTCACATCTCAACGATTGTAAAATATTAGAATCCCAAAGAGTGCAATTCGTAACTCGCAATCTGCTTAAGGAGTTGGGTAAATGACAAACCCAATCATGGAAATGCAAGCTACCGTTACCGAGTTCGCAAATTCCACTGATACATATTCTGATCAGTTGGATCGCACATTAAGGCAGGTCGCCACCTGGGTCTCTCAGCATCCTAATGAACGCATACTTGATATCAATTATGAAGTCCAAGTTGACAGCTCATGCCATATCTATGTATACCACACCAGCAAAATCGATCTCACTACTTCCCCAAAGGACTAAATGGATTTCACAGTCACAATTGCTAACAATCAATTCACAGCCATGGACGTGTTGTTCACAGTATTCATAGTATTTATGCTAATCCGTGAGCTCATAGTTAGTATCCGTTCCGTAATCAGAGCTAACAATAGGTATTAGAACACCACTCCTCCACCACCAGATGCTTTCCAGAATGACAGCACACACGCATCACCATAGTCAGTTGACCGACCTAATCGCTTCTTCAATGAATCCTTCGATTCTATCAGAATTACAGCATCTTTTGTTACTGTCCACTTAGGTGTAATCAGATCACCTATCAGCATAGGCTCATTCGGTAGCATCAGCTCATGGTCGGAATTCGGATCTAACTTCTCTCTCATTTGCCACCACATCGCAGCACGAACGTTCGCAAACTTCATCTCTCCTGTCTTGTCACGCATCAAAGTACCAGCTCCCACGGTTATAGGTCTCAAGCCTGGTACACCGTCTTCTTTCAATATGTCATATACAGCTGCCCCAAGTCCTCCATCCATCTCGATATTCAGATTATACGGTCCTTGTGCCCTTGACTTCGCATGGGACGCTCCAAACGTGCCTCCTGACGATAATAGCTTGACCCTCTTCGCAGTCTCAGTAGTCGGAAGTTTTGTGAAACCGTGGATATCAACGAGGGTGGAGGCATTACGCACAGCGATGACCGTTGAGTCTTCCCCCGACCGCGCTGTGTCCACACCCAGCACACGCACACCCAATTGCTCTGGTCTACCTTTCTTCTCCCACTCTATGTACCTATTGACAGCAGCCATCACCCATGATCGTGGGATAATGCCCTCCTCTGTGTCGTCAGCAAACTCTCCGAGCACACGATTCTGGTACATAGCACTGGCTTCTCCCCACTGCAGTGCACGTTGACGTGCCCATTCACGTGACACACGTCCAGCACGGATAGATTCCTCGAGTGTCACATGCTTAGTCCACCAATCCTCATATCCTGGTCGGTGCATGTGTATGTCATAGAATCGCCCTGATGGATCACCTGGTGTAGAGATAGCGAACGCACGACACTCTTCTCCTTGTGCTAGTCCCTCAGTAGAGAATGCTCCCTCTGCTGCATCCCACATAGGCACAGGAATTGCCTTCGCTTCATCGAATACATAGATTAGCTTCTTCGCATGTGCTCCCTCAATACTTGTGTGATTGTCCGATGCCACGGCAAATGCCTCAACAGTACCACCATTCAGACGGATTGACTGTCCTAATAGCTCGGCATTGGCAGTGCGTTGAGTGTATGGTGCCCTCCCAACGAGTGACCACGCCACTTCCATAGCCACTTTATGTACCTCTGGAAACAGATACTTATCTAATTGCCTGAATGCACTTGCCGTACATACTACCTTACAATCCTCTTCTGCTGTAAGCACCCCGTGGTGTATCAATAAGGCAGCAAGGAACGTCTTCCCTAATCCGTGTGGTCCTCTAACTGCTACCCTCCTATTACCGTCATCAAACGCTCCCAATATCTCGTCCTGGTAGAACGTGATAGTGGGATTGTATTTCGGGAATATGTCATGAGCGAATGCCACCCTGTCATTAGCGTACATTCGCTTGAATTTGAGGAACTCATTAGAGCTTCCTACCTGTAGATTGATTCCATTCAGGATGGATTGCATTGTGACGGCATTGTTGTCCATTCTAGGTGCCATTGTCAGTTCCTTTGAAGCTATAAATTCCTATTTGACGGTAACACGGTTTTAACCGTGTCATTTGACGGTTTATCAAGAAAGCCTTGAGAGCTTGTATATGAGTTTACCATTTGAATATCTCTCCTTAATTACCTTCTTACCTTCCAAACCTGTGCCTATTCTCATGTGACACCTTGTGCAATGCATTCCCTTATCAAAATATGCCCAATTGCTGTGACCGAATATTTTACATAAGAGTTTGATAATCATTTCTTCTTGAATCTGCCTTTCTCGTCCCTGAGTATACTACTTGCACATGCTACCCAACCGTCGTGTCCGTGGTTGGCATATGCTCTGCCAATTTCTGAGAAGATTTTGCGATCCTCTTCACTAAGGTATTTAACCCAATCCTTACCTCGTAAGTTGTGGTACTTATTCTTGAATATGTTGGGATAAGGTTGGCTCACTTACTACCTTTCGATTTTGCTGTGTTTGATAATATTATCAGGTATGTGAGTTGGTACATAATGTGTGCTACCGTAAATGGCAATACCTGTGTTTGGGACTACCTGGACACACCTATCGTCCCACAGTTCAATCATTTCCAAATCCTTAACATTGGTTATCTCTAAATCAGGTAACCTATTGTCCTTTAACCACTTCTTGATAATCGGTATTTGTTTAGGATACTGTGCTCGTGCTGTAAATATTTTGACGGTCTTACCTTCCAACAACCACACCTTTACCCTGTCTAACATAAGAGGGACTGCCTTACCTATACCACCTGTGTGATCAAAACTATGGTATTCAGCCAATGTACCGTCAAGATCTACTCCTATCCAACCTTTATCACTCATCTGAGTCTGCCTCTTTATTTTCTGTTATTGATAATAATGGCTTCTGAGATTTTGTCAGCTAAATAAACGATTGCCTTGATAAAAGCAAATGCTAAGTGAACGTATACCCACAGTTCATCGGACATGTACATGTAACCCTTGTTAGTGACATAATCCAACTCTGCCTTGACGTGCTCGTCTGTTACCTCACCCATTCCTAATTTCCTTTCTGGGATTGATAACAGCATTATCAATATCCTTTGACACCTTATACATTAAGGCTCTTATCATGTTGTCGTCAAATATCCTTACCAATCTACCACACCGACTGCAGTGCAACTCATTACCTTGAAAATAATTCATCTTACTGTGTCCTGAGATTCGACACAGAATACTTCCAAAGAATCTTTTGATAATAGCAAAGAATTTGATAATATTTGACCACTTTATGCTGCCTGTACAAACTGCAATAATAAAACATATTACAATACCTATTACTATTCCGATACAAAAGAAGATTAAATCATTTACTGATCTAATACGCTGGGTCACTTGGACGATTTCTCCCTTCTTTATCTGCAAAGATAAAGTAATCCCCTACTGTCGCTACCACTACTAAATTCTCTGTCTTGAGAATATGATCTAACCAATTCAGTAACTCTAAGGGATCACCGTACTCTTTGTTATAGATTACCTTGTAATGATAATCTACTAAATCACTTAATTTCTTCTCTTCTACTACAATATTTGAGAGAATACGTCTCAAGTAATTTTTGAATGCAGTAATATCTTCCACCTCTACGAGTAGAAAATTATCAATATCTATTGTATTCAATTCATCCAAGGCTTGTTCTATTGAAGTGGCATGTGAATGGATATTATTGATTATGGTGCTCAACGATTGTATAGACATTATTTTTACTCCAAAGTTAAGTTGTAAAACAGACTCCCTGGTATCTCGACAGGTACATAATTTTCCAATTTGAGTTCGATTATTTCCATCTCGTGAATCCTGTCCCCATACTTCTCTGCTATCAACTTCAGAGCAGTATTTCTTCTGACAGTATCACTGTGATTCTTTACTCTTGGAATACTAACCAACCAAGTCATATTCCTTATTTTCCAACTTTTGTCCTTTGTGAATATCCCAAGTGCTTTTGCAGATTCTGGTGTAAGGAGAGTGTTGACGTTGGCATTCACAAGATAATGATCAACTAGTATCACATCTTCCGGATGTTGTGGTTTTTCAAACTCTTCCTCTGGTAACAATTTATTGATGGATTCAACAATTTTTGATAATGTTTCGTTATCTATATTACTGCAATCAGTAATTTCAATTTTTATTTCCATAATATTCTCCTATTCAATACAACTTGTCAGCTGTTCTTGTTCCTAACAATAAGCTCACTAGCCTGTTTGCGAGCTTCTTCGATATTACATAAGAAATGCAATGCCCAATAGTTTGTAGCACCTATTGTATACCATTTATTATCAATCGGATTCCTGTACCACCATGTACCTTGTGGACTGTGCATGAAGCCATGATCTCTTCTTGAAAAATCACCACGTTGTACCTCTAAAACCAATTCTTTGGCTTTAGCTTCGACTTCCTTGTCTGTTACTTTCGGACAATTCTCAGGATTTACCTTACGTCTACCACCCCAATCCTGTCCCATTGTATGTCTGTGTGACATAATCACCTCAATATCTGTAATTTATATACGACAACCTCTACTACATCTCTCAATTCTAGTGTGAATAATTGATGAGGTTGATAATGTATAAATACGTACTCTGTTTACTCCTAGTGCCTTGACACCACCTGGTTTAGTACCAGACCAATATGCCTTGACCAGCTTCATTTTAACCAAACCGTTCAAGACACGTAATCGCTTATCTGTTATGCCTATTGCAATCAACCCACAATCTTTTGGTAATGTTGTCTGACCTTGTTCTATTGCCTCTAAGATAATCTTCTCAGATACAACATCCTCAATTATATGAGCAAATCTGGCATCAGCTTCCATGTCAATTGAGGCTTGACTACCATTATTTTCAAGGTCTGTAAGTAACATCCTCTTTACCTTACGCATTATAGATAATCCCAATATGTACCCTTCTCAAACACAGTTTCACTGGTATTTGGTGTCAAGTTGATAATCCTGCGACCATCTGCTTCAAATATCTTCCTAGCTTCAGTATATGAAATTTCCGATTGAGCTAAATCTGGGTTATTCCACTTACTACCAACTGGAAAATAATCTTTATTGAAATGATTAACATCAATATCTTCAGCAACTACTTCCTCGTTAGGTTGTCCCTTATAAGTATATCTGTGATCTAATCCTACCATTAACACAGTCTGAAAACCTAAGAAGTAGGCAAGTTGCAGTGCGACATGAGTGACAGTACCACCCTCATAAATCCATGTGTAAGGTGTCTTACTAAATAGACTATCTTGATAATCCGAATGAAGTGGTAATGCCTCAAATTCTTCTGCGTATTTCTCTTTGATAAATTTAGTAGAGGGAAGAGATTTTATTCCCTCACGAAATTCTTGAATAACCAATTCGTTTATTGCTATGTAATATGTTGGTTGGAATGGTAACTTGAATATGCCGTTCGTACCTATTGTAAGGTACTTTACTAAAAATTGTATAGGTATTGCACCTAAGGTACTACCATTACAAATTACAACACCTGTAAGTCCTCTATGCTTACCAACTAAATCAAGCCAAGAGTACATTATCAATACCCCACCCAACTTAAATTATTATCAAGAGTTGGAAATAATGCAGCAGCAGCTTTATGAGATATAGCATCTCCATTTCTTGCTACCTCATCATCATCCCAATCTGTTAGACCTCGATATGCATTCCAAGTGTTGTTATTTCCAACTACTGCTACTACCTTGTAACTAAATCTATCTAGATTGATAATTTCGTTACCACAAATTACATAAGGATTGAGTGTACCTTGAGAATTTAATGCTCTAGTCATTCCTATATTCTCCATTGATAAAAGCTGAAATAACATCAACTGCAGTTGGAGGAGATTTTTCAATAAATGGAACCCAATATCCTCTCATAAGAAAGGCAATTTTATGTTCAGTAAACGAATCAGGAGACAATCCATTAAGATAATTTATCAAATCCTCTATACTACAATCTCTCGGTATACGAGCTTCATACACCAAACCATGAGCTGGTCTTGGAAATCCTACTTGAATTCTGTAATTTATAGGTTCATTCCCATACCATGTCATAGATTGTCCCGGTATAGTGACGATAAATTTATAGATTATCATTTCTTCTGTCATGTAGACTCCTCAATACATTTATCACATGGGAACTTACCAAATTCTTCTAGTAACTTCGAATGCTGTGTTATGATACCAGCATCAACCAATTCATTGTAATGATAATCGCATAATCGGTGCACATTGTGCATGTCGTTATTGATAATAACCGTATGAGTCGCTGTAGCGACCACAACGTCGTTTGTGTCTTCTAAAGGGTAAGTTGGATCTTTATCTTCCATAAACACTCCACAGAGATGCATAGAGCCTTGTCTAAGGTCTTTGAAGCGCTCTTTGAACTCTATCCATCTGTAATTGTTCCAGACTAGTCGGAACATACCAAGAAACCAGAATATCATTCTCACCAGCATTACTATCTTCAGTCATAATTTGATTATCTGGATAAGCTTCTTGTAAAAGTTGAATAATATCTCGTTCTCTGATATTATTCCAATAATTACCAACACCAAACAATCTACGGTCATCTATCATAACAGTGTCATGACTTCCTCGTCTTATTTGACCGATTATATTCAATTCTTGAATAAGTGGTACAGGATAAGCACCAACAACAGCACTTTCTTGAATATGAGCATCTAACCAAAATGTAATGGGAGTATTAATATATGATAAGATTGATAATAAAACTTGAGTTGAATCTCCATGATGAATAACAACACGCTCATTTGATTCATATTCCTTTGCTACTTCAGCATAAAGAATTGGATCAATTTCGATACTGATAATTCTTGAAAATCCACAATCAAGTGCTAATTTAACACCACCACCCTTGAAAGTACCAGTCTCAACAAAACAAGGGTTCATATACTTCTGAAGAGTTTCTTTGCGTAATGTAATTGAAGAATCCATCAACATAATCAATCTCCTAGTATGGAAAGGCTCGTAGTTTTAGTCCCATTCTCGAATTAACACCATCTTCCAGTTCTTCACATACGAAGAAATCTGGTGTGATGGTGGTATCTTGTGGGCACACGTTGTTTGGTAATCCTTGCTGTAGTGACACTGGCATATCGTCACCATAAATCTCACGCATTCTGTTAAGATCCTTTAATAAGACATCAATACGCATAATTTAATTCTCCTTTGAAAATAAATGGTTTGATGCGCTTATTCATGTCCTAAAGTGGACTACCTTACTCGTAAATCGTATGGTATTTGTATAACCTGTGCTTTCGTAGAGCACCAAACCATTCAAGTAATACAACTTGTTACTTATTGATTATCTTCATCCCATTGATTCTTTTGAACAATCCCAACTCTATCCCCAATAGCAACACCTGACATACGGTTAGTCAATTCCTTTACTGCTCTGTCACGAGCAGTAGGATCAGAAATATTTTTCAAGAGAATGTCAGCAACTGTAGCTTGGAGATACATAGCTTGTGCTGCTGTAAGTGTATTACGATTTTCAATCTTGGAAATCTTCTCAAGTAATGTACCGATAGCAGCTACCAACCTAGTAGCTCTTGCTATTGATATACCATAATTTTGGTCAGTAACTGCTGGAAATTCTGTAAGAAATTCATGAAATATAGCTCTCATACTAGCTAATTCGAGTGATAAATCTGATAAATCTGAAGAGTCACCTGTAAGAAATTCTTCAATTTTATCTTGCAACATAGTTCTGGTAAGGATGGCATTCTTGCCAGTTCTTATAGCAGCTACTATGTTAGTATTTCCTCCATGTAACCGACAAGCTCCTGTACCATAATGATCTGTACCCATTCCAGCGTAACGATTACAGCGAAGTCCCTTGCCTCTATTATCAACACCATTCAGAACTCTAAAGCATACAGGGATTTCCAACTTTTCAGGATCATCATTACGATATATCCAATAAGTTGTACCACCAGGTGTACCTTGCTCTTCTCTTACTACTGTGACATCTGCTTTGTTAACTGGCATGTTGTAATTCCTGCTCTTTATTCAATACCACCCTAGTAGTTGGGGTAAGTTTATCATCTTCACTTACTATACCAATAATAGAACGACCATTCTTTAGTCGTATACGTACAAAAACTGCTTGAGATTTTTGTACAAGTTGATAATGTAAGTCTAAGAAAACTTGTTCTACGATGTCATCCGGATTGATTATCTCTCTAGCCATTATCACTCCTAACAAGTGGTACATATTTTGGTATAAGTTTATGTGAATACAAACCTTGATTTATTTCGTTATACAATTTACTCCATCTAGTTGAAACAAAGACATTTGGATCATCACTGAAAGCTGCTATCTCAGCTAGATTCTCACTAATTGCATTACTAGTAGCAAGACCATAAGATGCTGTCTTTGCCACTTCAATGTATGATTTACCATAATCTGTTACAGGAAGTTGATAAAGTAAGTTTCTCTGATCTGCATATCCATAATAACGTTGCTTTATGTCAACTGCCCAATACAGTTCTGTAAATTCAGGCTTCAAATCATAATTGTCATCTAAAACAGGGTTATCATCAAAACCCACAGCCAATTTGTTAATCAAGGCTTCTTGTCTGTGTAATTGTTTCTCAAATAAACGAAATCTGTGGTGCATAACTTCATGAGCAACTAATTGTTCATTAATATGAGTAATACCATCTTTACCTATTACAAGACCTCCTGAAAAGACAGTAATCTCACCAGTTTTCGGACTGTAATTCATAGCAGCTTCATAATTATCATTACCAACTACAAATTTATCCCCACTATGATTAGAATAAACCATTTTATCAATAGGAAATCCTAACTTATCTGCAAGTTCTTCTAATTCTGACTTTATGCGAGCCTTATCTTCATCTGGTAAATTCTCAGCATTGAGTAATTTAGCTTCTCTAACTTTCTTAGCAGTTGACGAACCTCTTGGTAAAGAACCACCCTGATGACCGGGAATACCTTTATGACCAAAATGACCACTACCAGCTCCACCCTTTAGTATAACAAGAGCAGATTCTTTATGTCTTATTGAATCTATTTGTACTTTCAATATAGTAGACTCAATAGGCTCTTCTACCAATACTTCTTTGTCTTCTTGGAAATAAGTATGCTCATAATTATCAAATTCATCCTTGAGATTTGTATCCTTCAAATGTTCAAAGTCAGCAATAATGTGTTCTGGTGATACAATGGATGTCGTAACTATAGAATACTTACCCTCACTATAATAATTTGCTACAGATCGTAATTTAGTATAAGAAGCATAAGTATTAAAAGACTTATTCAAGAAATCTGGAGTTTTATCTCCTGGCTTCAGATTATTTATAATAACTTTCTGTTCTTCTGTCAATCTGTCCTTTGACATTCCAATACCTCTATACAATTTTAGAGGTTTATTTCCAACTGTCTGCTTTAATAAATCACGTGAATGTTTTGATAATGTTAAACCTTCTCTTACACCACCACTTCTGGTTAAGTTCTTGATGAAATCAACAGCTTCTGTATATTCAGTTGTTGGTAATCTGACAGAGGCACCCACACCTTCAGGAAGAGATCCACCTACTTCACCAAGTCTACCTTTGTGCCCATGATGTACTGATCCTGCTCCACCCTTCATAATAACTAAGGCATGTGGTCTGCTACTATTACACTTACGAACATAACCCTGCTCGAACATCCAGGATTCTAACACATCTTGATAATTTGCATCTCCGACTGTTGCTGTCCACCACTCAGTAACCGTTATACCATCCACATCATGTGATGCTGGTATACGTACTATAGTAGGTAGCTCACCTTGATAATCTGAGCCATCTACAATGCTTATGAATCTATTTAGCATATTTGAGTCTGGCAGCATCAATAACCTTCTTTACGAATTCATATGTTCTACTAACTTCTGGATCAGTTGACACACCACCTGTTGCAACATAGGACATATAAGATTCAGCAAAACCTTCTCGTTCATTCTTGTTACTGTAATTTGTATGGTGACCAATATCACCCTTCTTATAACCTTCTACCCAATCGTCAATAGCTTTACGACTAGAAATTTGCCAACCTTTAAGATTATCAATATACCAACCTGGATTAGTTGTATCCATAAGTATATGACCAAATTCATGATTTATTGTTCCAACTTCTAAAGATTCATACAAGTCATATTCTGAAATTTCACCATTACGGAATATGTGTGACCATCTGCCACATTTCAAATACATTGAACCATGACTACTAATAAAACCAATAACATTTTGATCAACCTTATTGTGCCAATATTTCTCCCATTTTTCAAAATCATTATCATCAAGTAAATATATCTTACTATGACTTCTTCTCATCATTTCCATAGGATCAAAACCTAAGACTTCATATTGTTGCTGTATAGATTTAGCAAGTGTTTTATTCAATTCATGTAATTTATCTTCATGAAAATAACTCGTCTTGACATACTTCTTCATAGCTTCTATGTGTGTGCCTTCAACTGCTATGAATCTGTTCATGTAACCAGCACTATTTGAACCTCTTGGTAAACTACCACCCTCTTCTCCTGGTCTACCTCTGTGACCGAAGAACCCACTTCCAGCACCACCTTTGAGAACAACCATTACTGACAAATTTGACTCCATAAATGAGTTTGATAATAGCAGTTAGGGAGGTCAGTTTTGTCCTGACCTCCCTATTATTACGATGCAGCGAGCTTTGCCTCAAGTGAGTAAGATTTACCGATAACAGGCAGACCCTTCACAGCAATATGTGTGAGTTTGGAAATGCCGAGTGACATTACGTAACTAAGAATATATGATCCGACCGTGGCAATAGTCAACAAAATTTTATCAATGCCACTCACATCAAAGGTAGGCAAGAACAGACGTGTGACAAACAGAGCAAGGATTCCCAATAAATTGAGACCTCCACTCCACTTCACAGCGTCGCCATCCTTGATCCAACCAAACAACTTTCCTACATTAACCAGCAATGCCACCAGTGCAGCAAAGCCAGCTAATGCTAGGACTTCAACTACGATCTCATTGAACATAATCTTCTCCTTTCAAAAGTAAACCACAACTAATACAACTTGTCTTGACACCAAATTATGTTTCTATCAATTCTTCACAATCAGCTACTTTGACATCTTCCATCTTAACAGGTATTATATTAGCTGCTTGTAATTGACCAGTCATAGCACTTATTAGAGCTTGATAATTTCTAATTTGACATTTAAGTACAATGATATTGTGGTCTGTCTTCTTCTGATTATCTTGTACTTTAGTTATGTCATTTCTCATTCCCTCTAAAGTATTTTCAAGTTTCTCAGTATAAGAAAGTTCTTCACCCTTTGCAGCATACTTCTCTTTATTGACAGTATATTTGTCCATCTTCCTGGACTTCAACCATGTACCACCTGATACAAGGATTGATACTATTAGAAGAACAACTCCTATCCATTCTTTTACTATTCCCACTATCGGTGTAGGTTCCATGTTTATCTCCTATGTTGTATATTTCTGACATTAGCTCCAGTTGCTAAAACAACCGTGTATAACGTCATAAGTATTCTGATCGGCACTGCACCAAACCAATAAAGTTCGTCCGCACTCATGGGAATAAAGGTTCTTACCAGTAAATATACATAAACTAAAGCAGTTATTCCAAGTACAACAGCTGAAGATATTTTTACCCAAGCATAAGAATAATCCTTATTATGTCTTAACCATATAATTGTGTCTTTTACTCCTCTTACTCCAAACACAATTATTATCAACTTCAAAGGTATTCCCAATATCTCAATTATACTCATACATAACTCTTTACTAATCCTGACATATACATCCAATAGGTTGTACCGGTAAGACGTCCCCAAGTTCCAGCCGAATTCAATTCCTCAATTGACACGATATCACCAGCTTGTTTTGACATAACCCAAACACCAGTAACTGTCGATGGTGCAGTCCTTACATAACGAGTTTCTACAGTGACTAAATAATTTACTGAATTTGTAGACTGAGATTCACCCAATGGTTTGGTAGGAACTATTAAAACACCAGCTCCAGCACTTCTAACAGCAGCATCATAAACATTAAACGGAAGATGTCTAAAGCCACCCACCTCATTATGTACAAGTGGATCATGAATAAGCACACCATCAGCGTCTAAGCCAACAACCACAACAAAGTGCATACCAGTAAATGTTGTATCATCATCCAAATTTGCATCATGTATTGGTTTGTAACTTATCAAAGCAATAAATGGTTTCTTCTCTATTGTCTTAGACCACAAAAACTCTTTTGATAAATCGTAACTTGAGATTACATTGATATCATACCAAGCCAGAGCATTCTTTAGCTGTGTTACTGACAAATATGTATCTGCATTTGGTTGAATCCTTGAATAAATCTCATCAACAGAAACATTCTGCTGAGTATAAGCAGACACTAGCATACTCACACAGGCTGCACCACAATCATTATGAAATTTGTCAGCTCCACTTCCTAACTGACTTATGAAACTAACATTCAAAGCATGAATATTCTTTGATAATTCTATATATGCTGGAGTTGCTATCAATTCAGGCTCTTCAACAGGAGAAGTAACTGTACCTGTTCTCATTGCCTTCATTTGTTCGACAGTGTAAAGGGATTGAATAAAATCCATGTACCCTGTCAATCCAGGAACCTTGAATTGATCCCCACTCCATTGATAACCAGTTGGTGGATTCGTACCTCCCAATACAGGAGTTGTCCATCCTGGAGGTATGAACTGTTGCAAATCGCCATAGGAATTTATAACTCTTGATCTCGCATATGCATTTGACCAATAATATGAGGCTATTATCATTTCTGACCTGACTGCTAAGGAAGTAGTACCAAAGACAGGATCCCAATACCATCTACCAGTATAAATCCAAGGTGTATGACCTAAGAACATTGAAATTTCTTCAAATATAATGGTAGATTCATAAATCATTTTCTCTTGAGACTTTTCAGACTGTTCAATCTCATAAACAATCAATTCAGGAATTTCTCCAGGATCATTTGATGGATAATTTCTCTTGTATCTTTCAACATTTTGTTCAGGAGACCAAGCTGGTTGAACCTCGAAATAAGTTGCTCTAGCAACCTTACCTTTAAGTTTTGCCCAGTTTGTGTCAAACAAGACATCCTTTTCTTTACCAACTTTTGTATTTCCTCCCCAAATTCTGACATACATAAATTCGAAGAATGATGCCACCTTATCAACATCAGTTATTGTGTTACCTTCCCATATGTCTCCACCATGTGTTATCATAATACCTCTTAATTATCTAGGAAGTAATTTACTAACGAAAACATTAATTGATAATTCAAAACTTCCGTGATTAGTACCAACCCAAACAGGTTGTGCAGCTATTTCATAGCCATATTTGTCACAAAGTTCCTTATATGCCAATGTAAATGCTTGTACTTTCTCAGCTTCAATTTGCTCAGTAAATCCTACACTAATTTTATTTTGTTCATTAATATTTGTCATTACATTCTCCTAAATATTATGTAGAACCTTTCATAAGTCCTGTACTTACTAATACCGTTCTCATTGCTACTACTAAGTCATATAGTGCTTGCATATGAGCATCTGAATCTAAACCATAAGTCCCAGTTGCATATGCTGCTAGTGCAACTTGTGTAGCTCCAGAGGGTTGTACTATAGGAGTAGCATTCCAGAATCCTATCTTCTGAGTAGTTGCAGTACCAATCTTCATACCTGTAGTAGTACCAAGAATTAAATTCTTACCATCTACAGGTGTAATATCACCATAAAGTAAAGTAGAAGTAATTGAAGAATTACCAAGAACACATTGATTACTTGCTGTAGCAAAGGAATTGGCTCCTATACAGATACAATTAGAAGCTGTAGCTAATTGAGAAGCATTATATCCTGCGTAATATCCAATAAAAGTATTAGAAGAACCTATGGTTATAGTTCTACCAGAATTAAGTCCAATTGCTACATTGCTAGAGGCTTCTGCATTCTTACCCCAAAACCCTGTACTTGTCGCTACCCACGTTGCTGTAAAGTAGAAACTATTCGCATCAATATAGGTTACAGTGTAAACACCATCATAGTATTCTGTATTAGCTATTGCTATATTGACAGTAGTTCCTGCTGATAATCCATGACCAGTAGAAGTTGCTTTTACAGTTCCTGCAACTGTTCCTCCGTAATCAGCAAAGGCTGATATTGCTTTACCAGTAGCTGATAAATTATATAATACTTGTGTGCCGATACCAGTATTATATGAACCAATTACCAAACTATTCATAGCCTGATAACCAATACCTACATTGTATGACCCTACTGCATTGTATAAGGAAGTATAACCACCAATTGCCACATTAAAACTGCCATTTTTATTCAGGTTCAGAGCATAAGAACCTATTCCAATGTTTCTATTACCTTTCCTATTCTGTACAAGTGCTGATGTACCCAATCCAAGATTTTCATATCCTGCTATATTTTGCTCTAATGCATTTGTACCAATTCCAACATTTCTATATCCAACTGTATTATAATATAATGCTCTATTTCCAATTCCAACATTATAATCTCCAGTTGTATTCAGATAAAGAGACGCAGTTCCAATACCAGTATTACCTTGTCCTGTTGTGTTCCATGCCCCAACTACTCTTCCAACATAAGTATTGTTAGTAATAATACCGCTTCTAATGGCAGAAACTTCTGTTCCACTAGAATTTTTAATCACAATTAATGCTGTTTCTTCACCAAGTATTGATTTGATAGAAATTATCACAGTACCATCAAATGTTGATAATGGGGTTATTACCAAATTATCAGTAGTAGTTGCAGTTGGTCCAAATGCTCCTGTAGCTGTTATACCAACTAAAGATTGTCCACCAAAGGATATTGTAAATGAACCTGCTGTTCTTCCAGTTACTGTATACTCAATTTGATATTTCGTACCGATAACAGCAGCGTGGGCTTGTGATAATGGGGTAGTATTTCCTGTAGTATGATCAAATCCTGATGCCCAATCTCCTGTCCAATCTGTAGATGTCCAATCATCTGCATCAAGAAACTCAACAGAATAAGGAGGTAAGTCATTTTCTGCAAGTCCTACTATATCTAGTCTACCTGCAGGTATGTTAGTACCTAAACCAACTCTGTTAGTAGATATATCAAGACAAAACATATTAGCATCTGTACTACCACCTAGTCTAACATCAGTAGTTAAATCTTCTACCTTCCTTAGATAAGGTGTCATATCTTGATAATCTGTACTCCAAGTAGCTCCATCCCAATAATACATAATATTTGTATCTGTATCATAATAGACAGCACCAATGCCATCTGTTGGTAATAGAGCAGCTAAAGCTGTTCTCTCAACAGTAGTACCAATATAGAGATTCCTAGCATGCATTCTTTGCATTTATACCTCTAAATAAATTTACCTTATAAGACAATGACAAAGTCACTTTATGTTGATTGTCGTACCTGAAAATATGCACATAAATTTTGAAAACATTTCCTCCCCAAGAAATTCTCTTACTTCTGGTAATATAGTCATTTCTTGAAGAATTTGATTCTTATATTGAGAATTTGATAATCTCTGCATACGCATATAGGTTAGTGTACTTCTATACAATATCTTTGCTTGTACTCTGCCTATCTTGAAATTTTTAACAAGATTAGATACTATCCCTCGACTCTTATTGTGTATACCATCTCGAGTTAGATAATATATAGATTTTGTCACCTTAGTAACTAAATCAGGTGACAAACTTGGAAATCTGTTTATGTTTCTCAGTACCAATTCTTGTATATCAGAATACTCTTCTGCATCTGTGCTATCGATAGTTTGGAATAAAATGGAATTTTCCATTTCGTCCATAGGATCACAATTATCTGTAGTCTTAGCTTTAGCATATTGTGTTATGCAGGAATTCCTGATAATAGTAGAGAAATAAGTGTGTACATTGGAAATATTCGAATCATAATGTTGAAGAGAATTCATTACTTTTATCAACGCTTCTTGAGCTAAATCTTCTGCTCTGTCAGAACTATACCTGTAAGCTATGTAATTTGCCAATTCTTGTGTATTGATAAGTATCTCGTCTAAAACCTTCTTATCACCAGTTTCAGTCCACAATGTTATCAAGGAAGATACCTTGTCTGCATCAAATATTTTCAATTGGAATCCTCTCATCTACGACAACCGGACATCGCATAGTAGTATCCAATTTAGGCATTGTCAAATTAGATGACATATTAGGTAAGTTATCAAGTAAAGACACAAACGCATTCCTCAATAGATAATTCTTTACCAATTTCTTGTCAGACAACCTATAATATTTTAACTCTTCTAACAGAGTGTATCTAGCACCTGTTCTGTCTGTGAACAAGTTCATGACTTTGTAATTCTTTACTAATCTCTCGTATCCAAATTCCTTTATTCTGTCAGCTATCTTACCAGCAAAGTCACCCACTTCGATTGCACTGAACAAAGCTACTATAGTATCAAATTCCTTTAATATTTTTGTAGCTGTAACTTCACCAACCTTTTGAACACCAGGTATGTTATCGCTTCCATCTCCTTGAAGAGCTTTCCACCACACATACTGTGACAATTTTAAATCATATTCTTCCTCAAAATCCTTGACAGTGTACAATTTCTCTTTTGAAGGGCTGTACACTTTGGTCTTCCTTGATAAAGATTGAAGTAAATCCTTATCACCGGTTACTATTATGCTTTCCTCATGTAATGACATGATAGAAGCCTGATGAAGTAAGTCATCTGCCTCAGTATAATTCCTCTTTACACTCAACGTTCCCATTCTTGGTAATATGTAATAATGAAGTTCATCCATTTGACGATTGAAGTTAGCACGATCCTCTGGATCTTCATCCTTATGTCTGTTAATCTTATATTCTGGTACAAAGTGTCTTCTGAATTTAGGTACTTTACCATCCCAAGCCACTATCACACTCGTTGGTTTGAATTTCTTCATCAGAGATTCTAACACTTTTAGAAATCCGTAAGTTACCGAAACATCTTGTCCTCTGTTTGATAATTGGAATACGAATTTACAGCGATATGCGAGATTATTTCCATCGATAAGCAACAACGTATCGGACATAATTATCCTATTCTAGTCTTCGGTGGCTTTGTCTTCCTCAATATCTTCTACATCATCAGTGCTGTCAATTATTTGAGATTCAGAAATGAGTTTGGCAATCAATTGATAATTCTTGTCATAAACAATCGACCAATTTGCTAATTGGAATTTGTCAGGAATACCCTCTATCCTGTACCATGATCCAGATTGTTCAAGTAATTTAGCATCCTTTAGATAATAAAACGATGCTAGCTCATCATCAATTCCATGTCCAAAGAATATTGGCAGTGCAGCACATAAATATGGTGGAGCTAATTTATTCTTGACAACTTGTGCTCTGGATTCAATTCCTACTATCTTGCCACCCTCTTTTATCTTATGTCCCATCTTCAATTGAATACGTATTGAGGCATAAAATCCTACAGCTTTACCACCGAACGTTGTTACGTTATCACCAAACATCACACCTATCTTCTCACGAGTTTGGTTGAGGAATAAGACAGCGACATTCTCTTTTGATACTTGTCTTGCAAACTTTCTCAAACCTTGTGATAATAATTGAGCATGACGTCCCATAGCTGATTTACCATAATCAGAATCCATCTCAAGTCTGGAAGAAGTAGCTGCTATAGAATCCCAAATTACAAGCATTTTGGAATTCTTAGATCTGGCTACCTTTGCTATTATAGCACTTTCAAACAGATCAAACACATCTTCAATGGTATCTGGAGATGAGTAAATAAGATTGTCTGTATCAACCCCAACGGCTTCCATAATTGCCAAACTTACTGCTGTTTCTGAGTCAACATATACAACCGGTATGCTGTCTTGCTGTGCTACAGCAGCACATTGAGAAGCTATCAAGGATTTACCTGTAGAGTTATCACCATAAATCTCTGTTATTCTTCCATAAGGTAATCCACCTCCCATGATGGTATCCAAAGCTAGACAACCTGTAGATAACCAATCTGTTACTACACAGGGAGAATTCTCATCTGATAACAGACTAACGTCAAATTTATGAGATTTCTTAGTCTGTAAATCCTTTAATATGTTACCTACCAATTCTGTTGTCTCTTTAGGTTGCTTTGATGCGTTTGACATTTTCAACCTCACATGTATTTCGTATGTCTGCACTTAGGTTCAATAAGAGTTTTAATTCTTTATCTGAGTCACACACATTCCCTAAATAAATTGTCAACATATCAGGAATGCTCATACCGTTATTTATGATTATATCTCGTTTTGTAACTTGTTCTTCTGCAACGTCTTCAGGTCTTCTAACAGTAAAATAAGCTATTAGAAGTGCTCCCTTGTCTAATATGCAATCTCTTATCCTGTCTTCTTCTATTGATAATTTTGTAAGTGTGTCAGCAGGATTTATGATAATCCTAACTATTGCACCGTCCAAATTCTTACTGCTTATCTTACTTAGTATCTTATCAGTAGCATCAGCTCCTTTGACAGTATATTCCAACGTACAAAATGGTCTTGCATCAACATCAATAAATTCCCAAGTTGTATGTTTGTCTACTATTTCCAACATCACAAATCCTTTGGGATCTTTTTCTTCACCAAAGTCAACTCTGTCCATAGAACCTGCATAAACTATTGGCTGTATGCCCTTCATACCGTGGGATATATCTTGGTGCTTATGAATATGACCAAGTGCTACATAATCCCAATAAGGAAGTGTAAGTTCTTCCAAAGATACTGCTGCTTCCGAACTGGACACTAATAACGAACGTTCTGAACCGAATTGACAACCTTCCACAGTAAAGTGTCCCAATAAGACAGTTGGTAATGTTGTATCGACCTTATGAGCAAGATCATGTATTCGGATTGAAGTTTCAACCTTCAATAATTTTGAAATTTCTTCTGAGTTACACTTACTAATTGCTGTAGAACTTAACCAGGTTCTGTTAGGATATGGTATTGTGACAATTTGTGCTATACCACTCTTTGTCTCAACCTTATATATTTCACAATCTTTAGCAACAATTATGTCACTTACTTCTAGAGTGTAATATATTTCCAAGGCTGATACTCTGTCCCCACCTGGCATGTCATGATTTCCTACTAAGAGTACCACAGGACAATGTCTTCTCAACCTTAACATACGTTTTCCAAACTCATTCACATAAGTTTGAGTAGGATTGTGTCTATGAAAGGCATCACCAGCGAAGAGAGCTAAATCAACATTCTCTTCGATAGCCATGTCTATCATAGCATCAATAGCATCCAGAACATCCAACGTTCTGATATTCAATTTAGTCTCAGGATCAATAGCTCCGTGAGTATCTATTCCTATGTGAGTATCAGAGAAGTGAAGTATTTTCATGTTATATCCTAAAGGGTGGCTGAGCTTTCTCAACCACCCTCCGTACGGCAACTGATTATTTTACTGGTCTACGTAGACCACGTCGCAACACACGGTTCTTGATTTCAGACTGGACTTCATCTTCCGGCTCTTCTTCAGCTTCCGGCTCTTCATCCACTTCTTCATCTTCTTCAATTTTGGCTACAGCTTTAGCTGCGACTGGAGTTCTTCGTAATACAGAAGATTTCGGAGCAGGTTCAGAACGTTTTATCGAGGATTTACGAGGTCTCTCATCCTCTTCAGGTTCTTCTTCATCATCTCCAGAATCGATAGAATCAAATTCTGCCTTCAGCCGGTCATAAGGCATCACCCAAAGGATGTGACCCTTTGTGAGTTCTTCGTCATCTTCCTTATCGTCAGTAACTTCGATAGGAGTGAGATCGTGTGCCTTCTCCAACCACTTTTTGATCAATTCAGGATCTTCGCTGAGTGGTGTATCATCACGTTTAGGCTTCACCTGATATTCAGTTTCCAGGTTTTTGCCCTTACGTGTGATGATGATGTCGATACCCTTCTCAATGTCAAAGATATCACCATAATCAGGATCACCAATGAGGCTGGAGATTTGACCAAATATCATGACACCAGGAGTGAATATCTGTGGTCCAACACCTTCATGATCACGATCAATGACGTTCATCCAGAATTTCTTTTTGACACGTAAGGCATCTGCCAAAGCCAGTGATGCCTTACTGCCTTCTTTTTTCAATTGTTCAACATAATCACAGATTGGACAATCCAACTCACCTTCACTCGTGAAAGCTGGACAGTAGAATTGCTTCTTATTCTCCGTGTCCGGCAGCATGTGAGTCCCAACCTGTTGATAAAAGAATGCCATCTCACCAACTTCCGGTAAGATGCGAATCACAGACCTACCATCTGGAGGTGAGAAGAATCCCCCACCACCAGAGCGCAAATCTGTGTGAGCCAATTTGTCTCGTAAAGCAGCGAGACGGTCGACACGTGCTGTTTTCTGTTCCATTACGTCCTCCTAATATGAATTGAGCAGAGCAATTCGGATAAACCGTAGCTCATTCTCTAACTAATAGAACTTGTTACTCGCCATTCTTCAATCTTCTACGCTCTGTAATAGCAGACTTCACATCTTCGGTGGTTTTTTCAAGTTCTCGTTCTTTGACATTCATACCTTGCATATCGTATTCATGTCTCAATTGAGAACCTAACGATTGCAGCATCATGGCACGTTGTTCAAATGCTCTTACGATTGCCTTGAGAATGTTCAGATCATAATCAGCATCCTCTTTTGCCTTATGTACCTTTATACAATCTTCATCTCTGGCAACCATGGATTTGATAACAGCTTCAGTGTATTTCTTACCTTCTTCATCCAAGTTAGCTCTGTAAGATTCATCAGCTGAGGCAGTTTCCTGTTCATATAACATAGCTTGCATAGCAGATATCCTGTCTGCCTCTGCAGCCAGAATGGCAAAGAAGCCATACATGGAAGCCTGTGTTGATAATTCACTAGAAATTTCATTTTGGTCAATCTTGAATAATTGTCCAATATCAAATTTCTTTACACCCTTCAGGGTGCGAACAGCAATTACTGATCCAGAGATTTCTTCGATAACAGAATCAAATTTGCTTACGCTTGTGTCGTTTCCGTTTTGGCTTGTCATTCTTAATTCCTTTCATCTCTACTTTAGTTACAAAATATGAAGTGACTTCCTTATTGTGAATAGGCTCTTTACCAGTAAATCTTGTGAACGTTAATTTGAATTCTTTATAATGCCAACATACGATCAAACCATTACTATCTCTACCAGCAGTGGTTATTCTGTATGGTCTGCCATACTTCTCAAGTATTAGATCTGGGTGTATGCCAAGTAATTTCTCTTCAAGTGGTAATTCTTCTGTCATCAATTCCTCGCTAGTGTAACACCAGTTTGGTGTTGATACTTACCCTTCTTGTCTGCATAAGATGTGTCACAGACCTTCTCTGCTCGTAAGAATATAACTTGTGCTATGCCTTCATTTGCATAAACCTTTACTGCTATGGGAGTTGTGTTGGAAATTTCAATTGTAACTTGACCTTCCCATTCGGGTTCAAGTGCTGTAAGGTTGACTACGAGTCCACAACGAGCATAGGTACTTTTGCCAAGCACAATGGTAATAATATCTCTAGGAATCTTGAAATACTCTACAGAGTGTGCTAGAACAAATGAATTTGGAGGTATAAGACAGGTCTCTCCCTCCAAATCCTGAAGAAATTCCTGATAAGACTTCTTAGGATCAATTATCCCACCCTCTGGGTGTCTTGTGAAAATTCTGAATTTATTGCCTAAGGTAAGATCATAACCATAAGATGATACACCATTTGACAATTTTCCAGATTCTATCAAATCCTTACTATTATCAAACCATGGAGATATCATCCCTTCAATTGCAAGTTTTCTTATCTCATTATCCGGCAACACCATAATTATTCTCCTTTAACCAATCTTTGAGTTTTATCTTATTACCATAATGTGATCCTACTTCAACGTCTGCCTTCAATGGACAAATTAACCAACCAAAATCGATATGAGGCATATAGATTCCAGCCCAATGAATTATGTTCTCCATAATTTCCACACATAATGCTGCTACCTCAACAACAACTTCCTTTCTGCAGTCGATAACGATTGAATCGTGAACTGTGTTTATCATTAACATAGATTTAGTGTCCATACCACGCTTATCCATCTCTTTACGAATAATAACAGCAGACATAAGAACTATGTCGGAAGCTGGTGACTGGACTGGCATATTAGCAGAAGCTCTCTCATCAGCAAATTTAGCTGGTGAATCTTCTGTACTTTTTATGTAAGTGTAATATCTTCTCCTACCAAAAGGACTTTCAGAATAACCGTTCTTACAAGCAAATTTTATGGAATCTTCTATAAATTGCTCAATTTGTGGAAATTGATCAAAATAACTTTCGAATAATTGTTCAGCTTTCTTCATTGGAATCTTATATCGCTTATGCAACGTATAAGCTGTACCAGCAAAGATAATCGTCCAGTTTACACGTTTATAGTAATAACGTGTATCTCTGTCAATTCTGTCATAATCTATTCCTGTAACCATGGAAGATACAGCTGTATGAATATCCTTACCACTCTTGAATGCCTCTAACATTGGAGTACACTTTGATAAAGCTGCTTCAATTCTCAATTCCATAGCAGATTCATCAACAGATAACAGAACACCATCTTCCCCAAATCTTGAAGTAAATATGTTCTTTATCGGTAAATATTCAAGAAGAGTGCCAGGTGCTTTCTCTTCGGTTGGGATATTTTGTATATTCGGATCTTCTGAAGCAATACGACCTGTCCTAGCTCCAGCTACTTTGAAATTTGTGTGCACTAAACCATCATCAGATAACCACTTACTGGTAAGAGCAGGTACTATGTTCTTCGATAATGCATTCAGCAATAATTTGTAATACAATATCTTCTTCAACACAGGAATTTTATCAACATAATCTTCCAATACTTCAGCCTTTGTTGAAGGCACTTTCTTCTTTGTGTAAGTCGTAACTGGGATCTTACCGTATACGTAAACAAATTCTACCATATGTATAGAAGAACGAGGATTGAATCTCCATTTCTTCTTCTCTGCTACCTTGTCTTTTGTCATACGTCTTACTAATTTATCTTTTGAGAACTCTTCATAAAGTTCTGCAGCGCGCATTTCATAGATTAGTCTATATCTCTCAGCAACATATTTATCAACTTCCATACCGTTATATTCAATTTCCGTAAGTAAGTTGGATATTTCCATAATCAATTCATCATATAAAATTTTCTGCATTTCTGTTAATTTAGCATACAGAATATCTTTTAGTAATACAACAGCACCAGAGTCTTTAGCAGAGTATGGTAACAATATTCTCAAAGGCATATTCTTATAAGAACCTGGCTTCTTCAACCTAGGATTGGCTTCAGGATGTTCAAGAGCGTAGGCATCCATTTCACTCTCATGATCATACCAACCTAAGTA